GCAATGTCGACTGGATAACCGAAGAGGGTGGATTCCCGCAGCTCGACTTCAACTACACGAAGAAGAGCAAGCCGATCCGACCCTATGGGGCCTATTTCGATGTAACACTGTTTGAGAGAAAATTTGCGAGAATCACCACTGTCAACAGAAAGATCAACAGGGCTGTTTACAAGATGAGGAGATTCGAGGACGACCTGACATTCAACGAGATCCTCAATGCTACGGGCATTCAAACTTTTGATGGCAGCAACTGGATAGATCCTACAGCTGGAGATCCACTTGGTGATCTCGAGCATGCGAAGAGACTCATAAGAGATGCAACAGAGGGCATGGAGCCGACCGATGTGATCATGAGCTCTGAGATGTACGAATACCTCACGAAGTTCGACTTTGTCAGAAACAACAACTACCTGCAGGCGAGAGTTGTTGAGACTGGCAGGGTGCCAGCCATCGCAGGGCTCAACATAGTGGTCGATAACGCAGTGGACCCAGATGGTGTTGGACAGGTAGTTGTACTGAGAAGGAAAGACATTGGCTACATGGCTGAGGCAATCCCACTCACAACTGTCAATGTTGATGGCAAGACGCTCGGCAACCCGATGCTCGACAACAGGTACTTCAACTTTGCAATGGTAGAGCCGGTCATCGACAGCCCTGAACTCATCTGCGTGATCACGGGGCTCAAAGCCTAACCTTAATTTTTTAGGTGATGCTTATGGCTAAGAAAAAGACTGTGAAGGCTGAAGTCAGAGCTACAACTCTCGAAACGAGAAATTTCAAGGCTAAAAGAGGAGATACAGTGGAGATTCCAGTAGATGAGAAGGAGCAAAGCCCAGCCGTAAAACATGCGTTGAAGTCTGGCAATCTCGTCATCATCGACCTTAAACCTGTAACCTCTGAAGAAGTCAGGGAGTAACTGATCCTCCATAAGGCTGAGGGGGCGCATGGCGGCAACTATTAGCGATGTCAGGTTGCAGATTGGAGACATAGAAGAGCCATACTTATTCGACGATCCTGCAATTCAATCGGCCCTCGATGAAGGTGCAGAATATCTGCAAGTTGAAGGTGTGAACGTAGAAACAGTGCTGGGCAAGAGGGCTCACAAGCTCCAAGCTTCTATTTTTCTCGTTTCGACTTTTCTCGGTAGAATTAGGAACAGAGCTGTCAAGTCAATCCGAGAGGGTGAGGTAAGCATAGACTACATGGACCTGCAGAACCAGCTTGAGAGTTGGAAGGAAGAACTGAGGAACATCATAATGAAGTTTCAGGATCCGATTGAGCTAAGTTATGACGATTTCTGACTTTGATTATCCATACAAGATTGAACTCATTAAAGTTACAGAAGGTTATACAGATCAATCAACTGGAGAATGGGTTGAGGGATCAACAACTACTCAAGAGATCAAGGGACATCTGCAGGAGATAACAGCCAAAGAGCTTCAACGCTTACCAGAGGGTGAGTACTCGATTGGAGACAGAAGACTCTACACTGATGCAAATGCTGAAATTGGAGATGCTGTACGAATAACCGAACCTGATGGATCCACGACGGAGTGGATTGTGAAAGCAATAGAAAAAAATTATCATCAGCTTTCGAAGCTTGGAATCTCAAGAAAATCTCTTTTGCTCAAGCAGAAGGTTTAATCCACTTTCACGACCTCCGAAAACATAATATATATCAAAACAAAAAAATAAACCAATGTTGATACACCTATGCAGGAATGAAGGTTTCTGTACAGCTGATTGTACTTTCAAACCAACATGCAGGAAGCAACGCATTCCACTATTGATCCATGCTGTTGTTGTTGACTACCAAGAAAATGAAATTTACTCGGATGAATACCTGAATGAAATTGCCCTCTTAAAACAACAGCTCGTTGACCAGGCACGCCACATGAGTGGCAGGCAAATAAATGTATTGGACAATACTAAAATTGAATTAACAACAGTATAGGTTTTCCACCGTGGTGGGAGGAGATGACAGTTTTTATCAGAGAAAAGAATGGAAAATATTATCTGGTCACGAGATACTATGAAGGTTCAAGGAGAAGAGAGAAATGGGAAGCCCTTAAAGACATTGATCTCGAAAACCTCTACAAAGCCCTGAAAATCAAAGAGGAGATAGAAAAGCAGACTGTAGAAGTGCCCTGTATGAACCCATATTGTTCAAACACTATTTTGATGACACCACAGCAGAAACAGGATTTGTTAATATCGTTTAAAAAGAAATACGATAAGCTTGTTTTGGTCTGTTGTTCTAAGGAATGTCAGCAGAAGGTTTTAGATATCCTCGAAAACTGACTTTCTGTTTTATTTGTACAACCTAACCACTAAACATGGGCTCAGAAACATTGCTGGAAAAAGCATCACTAAGAGCAGTAGTCACACTGATAATCCTGCTTTTCTTTCTTGGAAGTTATGCTGTAATGTTGAAGGCTGCTGACTATGCAGTTATTGTAGATACAGACACATTCAAGCTGATTCTGCAAACTCTACTGACCTTACTGTCCGTATCGGTTGGAGGCTGGCTTTTCAGGGAGCGTGAGAGCAGATGATACTGAATGTCTTCGACGATAAGAAAAGCTTTGGACATACAATTGCAGGAGCAGTGAGTTTCTTCGCCCCAGTGGTCTTCATAGTCTTCATATTCTATGAAATCATTGAGCACATCTACCTTGCAGGGAAAGAGAAACCAGCAAATTTTCTCGGCGATGTAGTTGAGTATCTATTTGGTTTGGGGGCTATAACGCTCATAGTCAAGGTGTTATGCGGATGACTAATATCAAAGATGTCAATAACATCCCTAAATTGCTCAATGATGTAGATGCTATTTTGGATAAAGTAGCAGGGAGAGTTGGAGCTTATTTGGAAGGCAAGCTGGTCGAGATGATTGACAAGCAATGGGCTGGCTGGCAATCTTTGGATCCAAAAACGATTAGTAAGAAAAAGTCCACAAAAGTGTGGGTTGATACAGGAGAGCTGAGAAGCCTGATAACCCATGTGGTTGAGGGTAGAATACCCAAGACTGTTAAGGTCGGAATCTTCAGCCATGAGAAGGGGCTCATCGCTCATTTTCTTGAATTTGGGACAAAGCATATTCCTGAACGTCCTCTTTTCCGATTAGTTTTTGATCTCGAGAGAGAGAAAGTTGAGCGATTCATTATTGATGAAATAAACAAAGAACTGGAGCGATATCTGATTTAGCTTTAAAAATTCCAAAATTGGTTAGTAGTCATGCAGAAAGACAATGGCATCCCAATAGAATCAGATAGAGATCTGCTGATCAAACTCGCTACAGATGTGAGGTATATTCGTGAAGCAATCGATGAGGTGAAAGAGACTGTAGGAGGGCACGACACAAGAATAAGCAAGCTCGAACAATGGCGAGCATACATCCTTGGATTTTCGGCAGCAGTAGCTTTTATAATTTCAATTATTGTTTCGTCGTGGAGGGGTTAAATGCTTCCTACAGATATAAAAAAGCAGATTTTTCAAAGTCTACCAAAATCTGTTGTTATTGATTCAACGGAGTTCCAGGCTTGGGTAGATTACGCAGACCGCATAAATGTTTCTGAGAAATTGAAAGATCCAAATTACCATATAGTTGTAACACTACGCTATTTTGCAGACAGAAGGGATGAGAGACATTCCCCAGCAAACCAGCTGTTCAGCAAGGAGGTCCTGGATCCAGACATTCAATACACCAAGGGCGAGAGGGCAGTCGTAACTCTGAGCATCAATGTTCATGCGAAGGGAGATGTTGGCATTCCTGCAGCAGACATTGTGGATGCCTATTTGGATCAGCTGCTCGTGTGGTATCTGAGAGATCTTCCACTGATAGAGGGAATTGAGGTTGCTGGCCGGTCGGAGATAAACGATCTGACCTATCTGGCCGATAGCAAAACTCCAAGAAGGCAGCTTGACGTCTTCATCCGCTACGAACTAAGCTACAAAGAAACAATCACCACGATCGAAACCGTCGAGTACACGGTCGAGACCTGATCAGAACCTGATCCTGACTTCCATTTTTATAATTTTTCTCAAGAATTTAATTCATGTTTGAGTTCCTTGGCAAGGCAGAGGATCTGATGGATATTGCGAAGACTGTCGTGCAGTTACACGATGTAGCCACGCATTACCAGATAGTCCCTGCGAAGAAAAGAATTTATGTGTGGTGTAAGGCCGGAAATTTGGAGGAAGTTAAGGAAATCTTTGGGGGGAGCTGATCGAGGTCAAAGAGCTCAGAGGCGAGATGAGGCTTGTCGTGGGGACTTACTGATGTACTGATGTGCTCCGTTGAGATGTTCAGAAGATGGGATAAGAAGGAAGCCAATTCAATCGGCAAAATAGCAGAGATTTCTGACTTTTGTTTTTATATTCTCTTTTCTGCAAATAGATTATGCCAGATGTAGGAGATGCAATCGTAATTAATACAGTTCTCGAAACAGCAGCGATGCCAGCAAGGGAATGGGGAACACCAGCGGTTGTTGGAGAGTCAGATTACGCTTCAAAGAATTCTCCGAAGCTTTACTACTCGCTCGCAGATGTCCAGAGCGATCACGGCAGCACATCAAATGTAGCAAAAGCTGCCCAGGCTATTTTCGCCCAGGGAGTGAGAAAGCTCTATGCGGTTTCAATGGATGTCTCAAATCCAGGAAGCCCCACTGCAACAGAAGTTGAGAATGCTTTGAACACCCTCGCCCCCTATGCTGAGAACAACCAGATTCACGGAGTTTGCCTTGCTATGATCACCGACACAACCCTGCTCGCTAAGCTCAAAGACTTTGCGGATGCGAACAATGTGATCTTCACCGCGACGAATGCCAACGGGGCTACTGTCAGCGATATAACCACTACCGTGTCCAATTTAGCCTCTGCAAACGGATTCTTCCTAGCACACAACGACTCAGACTTTGATGGAGATGTCGCTGCGGCAGCTCTGGGAGTCATAATGGCATTGAAGCCCTGGAACACGACTTTCTGGAGGAGCATAAACATCGATGTGAACGAATACTTCGCCCTAGGAGATGTTCCTACGCTCGAGAACGGGAAGGCGAATGTGATACTGGATTTGGCAAATGCAAACAGAATCAGCAATGCTCTAACGACAGGCGGTGACCCGAAGTTCATCGATGTAACGAGGACGAAGTACTATACAATCGCGGCAATCCAAGATTCGATAGCAAGCTTGAGACTGAGAATGACAAAAATCCCGTACTCGCCTGCTGGACTGGAGTTCGTTAGAGCTGCTATCGCTGCGGCCCTTGAAACAATGGTGAGAGATGGGGCCCTGAGCAGCTACTCCATTGTAATGCCCGATTTCGGCTCAATCTCTGAATCAGACAAAGCAAATCGCATTCTTAGAAATGTCTACGTTTCAGCGACTTTGGCAGGAGATATTCACACATTCGAGCTCAATCTGACAATACAAGTGTGAGGTGGTTTGAATGGCTAAAGAGTGGGATGTTAGCGAAATTTCATGCAGCGTTGGAGGAGTGGAGATTGACGATCTACTGAGTTTCAGCTACGACAACGAGGATGAGATAACCCACATAGAAACGGTCAATGGAGTTGTGGGCTACAACAAGAAATTTGCAAAGCCAACATGGACCTTGAAATGCAGGGCCACCTCGGAAGCTTTGAATCAGCTTGTTCAGTTCAAGGAAAATAAGGAAGAGATTACCGTAACCTTCAAGGCTCCCGGACTGGTGGTTAATTGCTACGATGCAATCATAAAGAAGATAGATCCTGGAGAAGTTGGTGGTGAGGCGACAGAGGTCTCGATTGATGGACTGGCTTTGAAGATTGAGGAGAAGTGGGGTTAATCTTTTTGATCTGACTTCTCTTTTTATACTCTTCTCGAGAAGTTAGGCCATGGATTCTAAGGAGCTTTTTGAGATAAAAATCGGTGAAGAGACATACAAAGCTCGGAAGCTGAGCGGTTATCGATTGCTCAAGGAGATTGGCGACCCAAACAAGGATGCAGCAGATATGTACAGAGATCTGATTCTTGCATGCATCGCTGAGCCAGAACTCACCAAGGAAGATGTTGAGGAAATGGATCCGGTGCTATTCCTCAAACTTGGGGTTGAACTGCTAAACTTACATCGAGGTGATCTGGCGGATTTTCGAAATTTGATAGGCTTCAAAGAGATGTAGAAGGAGAGCTCGAGCTGTACATAATCGCCAAAGAGCTCCATATCGACGTCGATGAAGTAAAGAAATGGCCCTTGGAGAAGCAGTTGAGGTGGATTATAGCATTGAACTTGATTGGTGAAAAAGTTAAAGCAGAAACTCCCGAGGTTCCAGAGATCCCCAAGTTCCCGAAAATCGGACAGAGGAAGGGGAGGGCTTTTGTTAGGAGAGGTAACAAAATAGTCATGCTCAGCGATCGTTAAAGTTTTATTTTTCAGATTATTTTATTTCTCATGGCAAAAATCCAAATTGTAGAATTGGATGGTGCCTGCCCAAATTGTGGATCGAAAATTGTTTTAAAAACAAAGAAGGGGTTTTTATCTTCTAAAACTTGGTTAGAGTGTCCAGAATGTGGTAAAACATGGAATGACGAAAAAGAATATAACAAAGACGTTAAGCTTGCTAAAGAATTAGAGGAACTGGAAATGATTGAAAAATCTGGGGAATTACCAGTATTGCATCTCGTTGGATCCAGCCTTGTCTTGAAGAAAAATGAACAGTTACACCTCCATGAGTCTTCTGTGGCTTTATTGGAAGAACGAACACGAACTTACACATACAGGTCAAAAAGTATGGGTTTTAGGATTAAAGTCGCCAAGGGAGTATACCTAACACCACGTGTAGGTGGCGGATCAATAAAACAGACAGAAACAAAAATAGAAAGATTAGATGCTGGAGAATTGTACCTAACATCTAAGCGTCTAGCGTTTATTGGTGAAAAAAAGACAATCAACATTCCACTGAAGAAAATATTTGCTGTCGAACCATTTGCTGATGCCATAAAGATTGGTAGAGAAGGCAAACAAAAAGCAGAGTACTTTACAGTTGAGAATCCATTAAAATGGGCAACTCTTATCCGGATAGCAGTCGAAAAATTAGAGTGAGTGCTTAGCTATCGGTGCAGGGATGGTTAATCTTTTGGCGATTACATTGATGTTGCAGTCCTGCTCTTCGACATTCCAGAGCATACATTTTTCCTCCAGACATCTCGCCTGATCTATTGCTGCCTGCTTGTTTAAGGATCCCCTCCACCCGAAATAGAATGGACATACTTTAGTATTCTCAGCCTCTCTCTTTTTTCCAAACATAATTTCACCTGACATTTATTTTTAAACCATTCTAATAAAAAATTATCTATGCCAGCTGGAGAGATACGGAGCCTCTATGCTGTGATCCAATTCATCGATCAGGCAACCAAGCCATTAAAGCAGGTAAATCAAGCGATGGACGAGGTAAAAAAGAGTGTTGGTGGTCTCACTGAAAGAATCAATAAAGCTAGAGAGAGTTTACTTCTGGTCGGTGGGGCCTTATCAGCTATTGGGTATGGTGGATTCAGATTCTGGAAGGATGCAACGAAAGATTTGGCAGATTTTCAGGATGCAATGCGAGCCTTCATAATAAGAGCAGGCGAGAATGCAGATGCCATTTTGGCAGCGATGGAGGAAGCCGCAGCAGGAACGATTGATAATACTCAGATGATCTTGAACGCCAACAGAGCGATGGTGATGGGAATCGATCCCCAGTATCTGCCCAAGATGATGAAAATAGCCAGAGCCGCTGCGAGAGCAATGGGAACCGATGTTAAATACATGTTTGAGTCCATTGCGATTGGTACAGCTAGACAATCTAAACTTATTCTGGATAACCTCGGAATCATTGTCAAAGCAGACGAAGCTTATGAGAAATATGCGAAGACATTGGGGAAAACAGCCTCCCAGCTGACCGAGGCTGAAAAGAGACAGGCTTTTTTGATGGCTGTGATGGAGGCTGGAGAAGATATTGTAAGAAAGACTGATCTGTCACAGGAGTCTTTGAACGAAGAGATGCAGAGGGCAACAGTTGCTTGGAAGGAGTTCAAGAAGGAGCTTGCTGAAGGAGCGTTGCCCGTTATCGATAAAATTGTAGATGGAATCAAATCCACAACTCAATGGCTGAAAGATTTGCCCAAGCCAGTTAAAGTTGTGGTCGGCACATTAGGAGTTTTTGCCACTGCCATCGCTGGAACGGTAGGTCCTATGATGTTACAGGCTGCAGCTTTTGCTTGGTTGTATAAAGAAATCGGTGGGTTTGCAGGATTAAAGGCGATCCTTTCAGGTGCAGCAGCCTCTATCAAGGGCTTCGCAGCATCGGTTTGGGGTGCCCTTGCACCACTACTTCCATGGATTGCGGTCATTGGGGCTGTTGTTGCAGCGATCTTACTCCTGCAGGATGTCCTTGTCAAGGGCTGGGAGAAGAGCTACCTTGGCCAGTTTGTTGCTTGGTTGATCGAAAAGCTTCCCTTCTTAAAACCGGTTGCTGAAGGAGTAAGCGAGGCAGTAAACTGGATGAGAGAAGGATTCGAATGGGCTACAAGCTCTATTCAAGGACTCATCTCTTGGATCCAACAAGGGATTGATGCATTAGGGCCGTTCAAGTATGCCCTCTTTGGACCTGTCGGAGCAATACTGTTTCTGAAAGATAATCTGAACACAGTAATTTCAGTCATTAAAGAATTCGTGTCTTGGATCCAGGAGGCTAGCAAGGTTATAACGGAGAACCCGCTCTTTATGGCAGCACAGACAGCCTTATCATTCACTCCCGTGGGCATGGGGCTGAGCACTGCAAAGATCATCACAGGAACTCCAATCCCAACCATAAGCTCTGCAGCGATCTCGAATGTGAGCACTGTAAGCAGAGTGGAACATAAAGTAATCAATGTCCCCAGAATCGAAATTCATGTGAAAGAAGGAGACAAGTACACAATTAAGAAGGCTGTAAGAGAGGTCTTTACTGAAGATCTTTTGGCTTATGGGGTCTAAATACGAAACATTTTTGAATTATTTTTGTCAACTACCTGCATGCAAGAAACTAGGGCTAAAATATTGGAAATCTTATACAATCAAGCTAAAGAAAACCCATATTCTTTCATTGATGCAAGCGAGCTGGCTGAAAAACTTAATTTGACTTTGGATCAAATAGAATTAGAATTAGATTATCTTGATGAGAAGGGTTTCATCCGCTACGATCGAGTCCTAGGTGGAGGTGGATTTGTTAGGATTGCCGCATATGGTATAGATGCAGTTGAATCTCCAGAGATGTTCATAAATGAAGCTCCATTTTTGCAGCAGATTATAATTTATGGAAATGTTATAGACTCAGCGATTCTCCAGGCAGAATCTATTCGTATCCGAGATAGCCTTAATAAGATCTACAATGCAGTAGAAGATGAAGAGCTCAAAGAGCTAATTAGCCAATTGATACATGAATCAGAAAAAGATAAACCGGATGGAAATAAAATTAAAGAAATCATTCAACAAATTAAAGAAAAAGCACCTGAACTCGCTACAAGATTAATTCCTTATGCTATGGAAATTCTAAAAAAGTGGCTATCTGAGTGATATCCTAACCTGACTTTTCTTTTTATCTTTTCCTATAAATCCAGCATACATGGAAGATGTTTTCATAGCCGGCAGAAAGTTCAGAGCTATTAGCGTGATAAATCTGGACCAGGACAAAACAATTCCTGAGCATCGTACCGAAGAGCAATTCAGCATCGCGGACCATGTGATCGATGAGCCTGCAGAGTTCGAACTCGAGCTGCAGCTCTTCAAGGATGAGGGAGAAGTCGATCTTCTTAAGCAGATACTCGAATCAAACACACCCTTCGAACTAAGCCTAGAGCTTGGATCATACGAGAACATGCTCGTGAAATCCCACAGATTCCGCATCTCGGACAGCCAGAACATAGTTTACGCAACACTACGCATCAAACAGATAAGAACCGCTGCAGCAAGAACCGCTGTTGTAACGCTCCCGGATGTGGTTACTCAGGCGGAAGAAGACTACCAAGGGGGAGATGCTGCCGTAACCCCATCATCTGAAAACAAGGCTGATGGTCCTGAAAAGCAGGAGAACAAGAGCTGGCTTGACTCTATTATGGACTGGTTTGGTGCAACTTTCGGAGGTGGTTAAATGCCAACGGTGAATGTTCTACCATTCGACAAGAATTTAGGATATCCGCAGAGGCAGAAATTCAAGATCAACGACGAAGCTTACAACGCATACTACCGCTGGAACTCCCAGGGCTTCTGTGTTCTGAAAATCGTCAGGATAGAGGATTCAGCAATAGTTTTCAACGGCAAGCTTGCTGTGAAGAATCCCTACGAAGCCAGAGACCCACAAACCTATGAGGTGCTCTTTACGATCCTGCCCTGGAACGTTGACTCACAAAATTGTGAAGTATGGGTGTTCTGGACATGATCATCAACGAAGGTTCCAGCCTGAGCAACGAGATGTTCAACCGCTATTACGAACTCCAGCTCGGTTCCATGCTTATCACGATCGACGACTTAGATATCGAGTTCCACATCGAAGGAGGAAACAAGGAGAATGCGAACAAAGCAGAGATCACGATCTACAACCTCAGTGATGCATCTAAGGCTAAGATAAAGAAAGATACGGCAATACAGCTGAAAGCAGGTTATAGAAACGATTACGGTATCATTTTCTATGGGAAGATCGATAGAGTAAGCGAGGAGAAGGATGGAGCAGATGTTAAAACGATCATCAAAGCTTTGGATGAGACGAAATCCCTCTTTGAATCCGCATACATCACGAGAACCTACCCTCAGGGAACCCCGATTGCCACGATAGTCAAAGACATGTTCAATGCAGCTGCAATTCCGGTTGCCAAGATCGAGGATCCAAGTGTAACCCTGCAAAAGACGATGACCTTCCATGGCACACCGTATAACAATCTCAAGATCTGTCTGGATATTGTGAACGGGGATGTGTTAAGGCAGGCGAAAAATCAGTA